TTGTTGGGGGACGAAAACCTTGCCAGCATCCATTTACATCGCCGCGCATCTAATGGCCATTAGCTTGGACGAAGATTCTGGAGTCGCCACTTCCCGAGGAATATCGGCCATTTCGGAGGGTTACTCCTATTTGGCCCCTACGGGTCTTTCCGACCCTTATTGGAACAACACCAAATGGGGCCGTCTTTACTTGGCATTATGGCAAACCATCCTGAAAATGCCTGTAGTCTCGGGTGGTTTGATCCCGAGGTCATGGCCCGCGTACGGGCGGAGAGGTTGTCGCTGGTGAGCGTTACAGTCAAGGATCTTGGACTAAAGAAGCTCCAAGAGAACATGAAATCTATGGCCAACCTCGGGGTCTCGATCGGATACGTTGGGCCGCTCGGAGCGGCCGACCACGGGTCCGGGTTGAACATGGCTACTCTGGCAGCTTTTCAGGAATTCGGCACCGACACGATCGACGCTCGACCCTTCCTCCGAACGTTCTACACAGAATACGACTCGCAAATCAAGAAGCTCTGGGCTGTCGAAACGGGTCTCATTTTCGAGAAAGGGAAAGACCCTTTGGACGCCTATCGGGAGATTGCCAAAGGAATGGCCCGCCTGGCGCTCCAAAGGTTCGACACCGCCTCAAGCTGGGCGAAACCGGACGACCCCAAAACCATCAAAGAAAAAGGAGGTTCAAAACCTCTAGTAGATTCCGGGAAGCTAAGGGAGTATTTGGGCTGGGCCGTCACAAAGGCCGGAAAAATTCTGGAGTTCGGAAAAGCCGAAGGATAAAACACTATGCCAATTTTCCGTAACAAGGTACTAGCCGGGAGCGAGTTCGATGGGACCTCGGACGCAGGACTCTTTCTTATCCCGCGTGTCGGACCCGCTAATTTACAGGTTAGGATCAACAATCTTTACTTTCATACAAGCGTGGCTTGCGATGCTTTTCTTGGGATACAGGACCCCACCGATCCTGACAATCTGACCATCATCTTGGCCGTTACGGCCGCCAAGGATGTCGTATCGGGCGGTTTTCTTGTCCCGACCGAAGCGAGCTCTAGTTGGCCTCTATTATGGGTGACGGATGGGATGACCGGCGACGGATGGCTTACTATCGATTATGATCTCCAAGTGACGGAGGGCTGACAAAATGCACGCTTTCAAAAACGGAGAAACCCTAAAAGGATGGGAGACAATCGATGGGATAGTTCAGCCTTCCATTGTCCCTTTTGACACCCTCAGGGATAGTGCCGCTTTTACTTCGGGGGTTTGGGGGACTATTTGGACGTTTACGGTCCCGGAAGGTTCTGCATGGAGCATAGAGATTAGAAACTCGATTGTGTGGAGAGGAACGGCTGCTGACGTCACTTCTTCCCAATTCCGGTATTACAATTCTTTTCGCCGAGTAACTGGAGGGGTTGCGGTGGCGCAAGCCGGATCGCCTGGAGTTCAAGGGTCGATTGCTTCCAGCAATATGCGTTTAACCGCAAACGGGAATGATGTAGAGCTCCAAATGTTCTTTGGAGTGACAGATACTATCTATTACACAATCCCAATTTATCTGATGAAGGCTGGTTTATAATGTTTGGAGTAGATTCAGTAGTTTTGCAAAACGGTGTTTTGGTAGTTTCGCGTGTCGAGTTCGACACGCTGGACCCCGAAGGGGTCGCCGAGATCGACCTCGCAACGACCCAGGCCGGGTTCCATCTTTTCTTCGATGGGTCTTATCCCATATCAGGGATAAGGATCCTCGACAACGCTTGGCCTTTGATTATTGACTCCAGTCAAGAGGTTATGATCACAATCTCATCCTCGGGAGTCTGCTCGATAGTTCATGAGGATCTTGGAGTGACAAACCCGGAAGAGAGATTCCGAACATCAACAGGGTCTCCGGTGTTTTTCGATGGGAGGAGAATCCAGCTATTCTGGTCATCTGCCGGCGGTTTGCGTCGGTGGGAAGTCCCGGATTGGTCCGTCTGATTTGAAGTGGTCCACGTGGTTTCTCATAATTCCTTAAAGGAGAGAACCAAGTGGACCGGCAATAAAGGAATAGAACCATGACCATAGAACCATCCGAACATACTTTGGACCGTTTCCGGGAGGATTTGACCTGGCTGCGTTCCCAGGTCATGGACCGGGCTAAGGGCCTTTCCCCTGAAAAGACCAAGGATTTCCGCCTAACGGCGATTTCCGAAATGTTCAAGGTATGGGACCTTGGAAAAGACCAAGGTCGTTTGGACGAACTGACCGTTCCGAGGATGAAGTTCGACGCTGAAAACCATACTTTCCAAGTGACTTTCCGCACGCAAAAGATCCAAGCGGATATTGAAATAAAGGTCCACGTAAAAAGGGAACACGGATTCTGGGGAGTTTTCGAGCAGTAAATGCCTACACTGAAAAAGGTTGCAGGACTGATCCCGAGGCTGGCAACAGCCGGCGGGATAGTCGTGGCCCGGAAAGGACAACCGATTGTGGATGTCTATTTCTCGGCTTCACCGGCCCCCGAGTTTTTGATCCCTGTAAAGCCTTGTGTGGTCCACGTACTTTCGGGACGGGACCTTGAACAACTGGCCCTTTCCAACAACAACCGAGAAACTATTCAAGTGTATACAAGAGTCCGGCTCTACGTCGCCGACGGCGGAAAAGATGCGGATATTGTCATTTACCGAGGTCGGCGATATAAGGTCATTCAAGTTCAAGATTACTTTTTGCAAGGCGGTGTTTACATTTCGGCCGCCAGTTTGGAGGACCTAAATGTCAGTTAGACTTGACAAACTCCAAAAAGCTTTTGGTGAAGTCCTCACGCCGAGCTTCCCGGACGCGTCCATTCTCTGGACGTACTCCCAACCAACTGGCGAACAGCTCAAACAAGACCGTATATCGCTAAGGCTACTTTCCGGTCCGACCCTGACCAACCAAACCCGGGTTCGGGGTGTGACTTTCACCCCTCCGGCTAGTATCCTTTTCACGATCCCTACAGTGACTCCGGGAGCGCGTTACTGGTTGAACGTAAACGGATATCAGTATTTCCGTGACGCCGTTCTGGGTGACACTGTAGACACCATAAGGGACGCTTTGGTAACAGCCTTGAACTTGGATCTTTTCGATCCTTTCACGGCTCTTGCAGGAGTCGACCCAGGGTCTTTCTTGCTAACACCGGATTCTTTTGGGTCGATCAACTGGGTTTCAAAAAGCTCTAATATCGACGTCACTACCCTAACCTTGGAGGAGGATGCCGCCCTTTTCACGGTTGGCCTTTCGTCTATGGTCGTGGAGGTTCAAGCTTGGTCGAAAAAAGACAAGCTGTTCAACGGGGCTTCGAGCATGATTAACAAGCTTTTGGACGTGGTCCAAAGACGCTCCACCGTAAACCAGTTTTACAAGGCGGGAGTGGCTTTTACCGATAAAGGGTTCCCGACGGATATTTCAGCCCTTTCGGGTCCCAATTGGGAAACCAGAGCCACTATTAGTTTCACGGTGACAATGCCTTCCACGGACGTGGAAAGGGTCGCTACCCTCGGCAATGTTTCTTTGAGTTTTCAGATTTTGAATTCGAGCGGCTCTAGCGCCACCTCAAATGAGTTTTTAGTTTCTGCGCAATAAAGGAAGAGAACAATGGCTATCCCGGTTACAGAATACATCCAAATCAGCATTAACTTGGCATCGCCAAGTGGGCCTAAGTTCGGCTTTGGCTCCCTTATGGGGGTTTTCGAGCATGATATTACTCTTACGCGTAAGTCAGGCCCTTACTCGTCCGTAGCGGCTCTGGTGACGGCGGGCTTTACGAGCCAAACGGCTCCCAGCATTTACGCTTGGGCTACCGAGGTTTTTAGTCAGCCTAGGGGTGTAGACCGGGTTCTGATCGGTCGGAGAATCCCGACCGATGGCGGCCCCGCTAGCCGAGTTTGGCAAGTCGATATTTCGGGAGCGCCGGATTTCGTTGACGAAACCAGCGATTACAATGATGGGGACGCGGGCGACTGGGCCGTATTTCCGACCGTGGAAGGCGTGGGAGACTATGCTGCTATCGGGTCTTTGGAGCCTTTCTCTCGAATCCTTTTGGACTCGACCGGCGGAACCGCTGGCACGGATGGGGTCGTAGTCTGGGAATATTGGAACGGGGAAACCTGGTTTGCCCTTTCCGACGTTGTGGATGATACTGTAGGCTTTACAGCGGCTCTTTCGGCTGCTCAGGAGGTTTCGTGGACCGTTCCAATCGACTGGGCGCCTCTTGAACTAAACGTTTCTGGCGGGCTTTTGTACTACGTCCGAGCTCGGGTGACCACGGTTTACACTGTAAACCCCCTTTATACTTCGGGGACCGTAGGCGGGGACGCTACGTGGACCGTCACCATGGATAAAATAAATGCCAGCTTGGGGCAGCCTTGGTACATAACCAACATTGAATCCCGGTCGGTAACTCCCATTTCGGCGGTTGCGGCTTGGACCGAAGCCCAAAGCGAACCAAAGAAAGTGTTCTTTCCGCAAAGTTCGCAAGCGGCTGTTCTTACGGCGACCGCCGGAAACATCGCTGAATCCTTACAGGATCTAGCGTATGACCGGACCGCTTTAGTTTGGCACGGTTTGGACGCACAATATGCGGATGGCGGTGTCAGCTCGGTCGGTGGCGGCTTGAACCTAGACGCCATTAAAGGTGTCGGTATTTGGGGGTTTAAACCCGTTGTTGGCGTGACCTCAAATGATTTGCCGGGTTCGTCTTGGGCGAACATTTTCTCCCAGAACGCGAACGCGGTGGGAAGCTCCGGCGGACGGACTTTCTTTACGAAAGGCCGGATGGCCAGCGGTCGGCCGATCGATATCATAACCACAAGTGACTGGTTGGAGCAAAGAATCCAAGAGGCCCTTTTAGACTTGTTCGTGACGAACCCGACTAAGGTACCTTTCGAGGATCCGGGTATTCAAGCGATTGTTGGAGCGATCCAAACAATCTTTGACAACGGTGTTGCTTTTGGTCATTTCGCTGCCTCTCCGGCTCCGGTGGTTACGGCTCCGATCGCTGCGGATATTTCGTCCGCGGATAAGGAAGCTCGTGTACTTAGCATTTCTGCTACCGCCACTTTGTCAGGTGCGATCGAGTCGGTTATCCCGATTACAATCGAGCTGAACTTCTAATAAGAAAGGAACATAAAAATGTCTAGTAACCTTACAGGATACAGCTCGGATAAATGGGTTTGGAATTGGTCTTTGCCGGATGGTGTTTCGGTGGATTTCGATGGACTCTCCAAAGGGTCATTTGCGACGGAAACCCTCACAACCTCTACGTTCACCCACAAAGAGCTTTTGAACGGGGACGGTGTTCGGTCTTTCTCGGTCGGTTCAAGCGGCACCATGGCTTTCTTGGTGGATCAGAACTCGGGATTGCACGTTGTGCTAAATAGCATTTACGTTCAAGACCGAGGGAACCGAAAAATGGCCGGAACTCTTACGGGTACTTTGGTGGGTCCTTTTGGGGTCGCTAAGAAATATTTCTACCGGGGAGCCTATATCATGACTTTGCCGGCTGAAACCCACGCGGACGTTTCCAATGACGTGACTTGGACTTTACAATTCACGGCTTGTGAAAAGACCTATCCCGAGGCCAATGCAGTAATTGCGAGCTAAGTAAATGGCGGACCTTTGGCAGTATTCGAGCGATAAGTTCAACGTCAATTATTTGGGGTTGGACTTGACGCCAGGTCTCGTCGACGGTTCGTCTATAACTTGGCGCACTTCCGCCCCGGACGTTTCTTTCCGAAAGAACGGTTTGGGCGGAGGGATTTACGTTTGGTCCTCGGACCGATCCGGCGAAGTGGATTGTTTCATTCACGCCGCCTCACCAACCCATCAGAAGCTCTTAGCCCTGTATATCGGCATAAGGGCCGCAAAGATCATCCAAGGACCTTTGATCGTAAATGATCTTTGGAACAAACAAAATACTATTTTGAGTGGTGCGATACCGCTCAAAATGCCGGATGAGTCTAGAGGAACCGAGCTCGGAGCGGTCGTTTGGACTTTTGCTTTCGCTAATAGACTGACCATTCCGAACCTTTTAAATCGGAATGCGGTAGTGACTTTGAAGTGAGAAAACCACCATGATTACACCCAAGTTAAGATCATTCAAAAAGAAAATAGGCAATTGGACTTTTGCGGCCAAAGACTTGCCCGCGACCGCCAGTCTAAGGCTGTTACCGTCTTTGTTCAAATTTCTTGCAAAAACAAACAAAGATGACCCCGAACAAGAGAACGTCATTATAGGGTGGTTTCTCAAAAAACTGGGCGAGGAGGAAAAAAGAGCCAAGCTTGCCGGTGTGGAAATGAACCCTCTTTCGGTTCTGCAAAACCTAAACGGCATGGACGCTTTGGAGATCCTAACCACGGTTTCCGGTGCGGTGGAGGGGGATGAATTGACTCTTTGGCTAATGGACTTTTTCCATTCTTGCGATTTGCGGGTGTCAGACGAGGAGAACCAAGATGAACTGGTTTCAGAGAATTTTGACGCCGTCTTTACCGGGTCTTTGAAAGATATGGCGATAGTTATTATCTGGTTATCCAAAGAGCTTTTTACAAAAGCCTGACCCGCAACCTGCGGCCGGAATGGCATCCTCCTAAAATAGCGGGTCAGGCCAAGCCCTACAACGGCTTGAATGGGTGGAATCCTGTAAACGTGGGGTCACGAGTATGGCTTTTGTGCTGTCAGGTGCCCGACGGGGCTAACGTGGATCATGATCTCTATTGGAAGCTTTGCCATGTTTACAACTTGGATTTCTTTTTGGACCTAGAAGAAATGGCGGAAGCGAGAAAATCGCACAACGAAGCGGCTGCGGCGAATAGCCAGATGAAAGAGGACTGTTAAATGGCGACGAAAATCGGGGAGCTCGAAGTCGAAATCGAAGTCACGGGCGGAAAAGAAGCCGCCAAAGACGTCGATAAAGTCGAGGATTCTTTAAAGGATCTTAAAGAAAAAGGGTCCCAGTACCTATCGCAATTCAAGCTTTCCGGTGTCGCTGGTTTCGCAGCGGTGGGGACGGCGGTCGTGGCTGTTGTCGGGGCGCTTGCGGCCGGCACAAAAGCCCTGTTCGACTTCGTATCCGACACCGCACCGGCTTACGACCGCATCGACAAGATGTCGAAGAAAGTCGGCCTGACGGCCGAGGAATTCCAGAAGCTGGAATTCGCCGCTGAAAGAAGCGGCGCTCCCATCGACGCGATCGCCGACGGTTTAAAGACCCTTACGTCGATGATCGATGCCCAGGAAAAGGGAGGGTCCGAGCTGGTAACTCCCTTTTCCCAAACTTTGGACGAGCTCCGTATAAGCATGGAGGACTTGAAAAAGTCCAATCCACAAGAACAACTCGAAATGATCGCCGACGCTCTTATGGGCGTTCAAGACCCTCTAGAGAGGACCCAAAAAGGCATTTACCTTTTAGGCGAGACGGGTGCGAAAGAGTTGCAGCCTTTGTTTGCAGCCGGCGCGGAAGGTATTTCCGCACTGACGGATGAGGCCGAACGTTATGGTTTGGTGACGAACGAGGCGATCGCAGCGGGTGCGGGTTTTCAGGATTCAATGTTGAATCTTGAAACCGAGATGAAATCGATCAAATCGGAAATCTTTGAAAGCCTGGCTCCGGCTTTTATCGAAATAGTCGATTATATCAAAGAATGGATCGGTGAGAACGACAAGTTCGTATCGCAAGATTTACCGGCGATTTTGGGCACAATCGGGATGGCGCTGGTCGACCTGACCAAATGGCTGTTTTCGGTCGTGGATGCTTGGAGAGGGTTCATCAAAGAAATCCAGGATTCTAAGAGTCTGTTAGAGCACGAGTATCCCAATCTCTTCAACATCCTGGCTGGCGCGATTAACAGCCTGATTCATCCCATTGACGGAGTCAAACAGGTATTTGAGGGGTGGAAGGGGATATTCGCCGATATTGGAGAATGGATCGGAGGGTTGATTGGTGGGCCTTTCGACAAGCTCACTGCTTGGTTCTCCGACACCTTCCCGAAAGCGACCGAAATGTTCGGTAATGCCTTTGCGGCAATAAGGAAACCAATTGACGCAATTGGTGACGTGATCAGTGCTCTGGTCGAGAGAGTCAAGGCTTTCTTTGACAAGTTCACGGAATTAAAAGCTCTTGCCCAAAGCCTCGGTTTAATCGATGAGGACACTCGTGCCACGACCCGAGGCGGAGCTACGTTCCTAGGTGGTGGTGAAGACCTGGTGAACCCGGAAGAAACCAGGAAGAAACAGGAAGCGGATCAGGCCGCCCGCGGACGAGACGAGGCTGCACGGGACGCGTCTCGTAAAAGACGCGAGAAGTCCGAGGGCACCGCACTGCTTTCCCAAATAAAAGCGGATAAGAGAAAACCCAGTTCCCGAGAAAACCAAAGACTGCAAGAACTGGGTGTTACTCCGAGACAAATCGAAGCCGCCACAAAAGACGCCGTCCCTCCCAAACCCGCCGGTGGAGGCGGCGGTAAACCCAAAGAAGAAAAGACCTCTACGGTTTCTTTCGGCGAAAGCCTAATGGCTTTCCGAAGCGGTCAGGGTAACGCGAGCGACCTTGCCTCGAACCTAAACCTGATCTCTGCAAAAGCCCCTTCCGCAAAAGGCATCATGCCGACCGTGGCGATCGACGTGTACAACTTCGGGCCTTTTGAAATAAACGTGAAAAGCAACGCCTCGGCGAAGGATATCGCCAAGGAAGTGAAAGATGAGATCGATAAAGGCTATAGATCGGCTAGAGCCCAAGCGGCAATCGATCTAAGTTCGGCGGTGGAGATCTAATGGGCTTTGTAAAAAATTTCGGAGGTAAATCCTATCAGGCTTTAGGCGGGAACTTGACAACAAGTTCCCTGGTTATCTATCGGTTGGATGGGACCGGGACGGTCCCTATCGAACCGCTATTAGACCTTACGGTCGGAAAGACCATAAACCGAATTACGGCGGATTTGATTGAATCCGAGAACTACACCCAAAGCTATGGAGTTACGCAAAACTCCCTTAGCAACAATGCGCTTGTAACCTCTCACGTAAACAAGAATCTAAAGACCCTTTCCATTTCAGCTTTTTTTGTATCTAACCCGGTCACCGGAGCGACAGCGGTTTTCAACCCTTTGGTAGCGGTTCTCACACCTTTCTCCCGAGTGGACCGGACTCGGGTGAACGCCATCCAAGCCCTGGCCGACCAAGGCATCCCTGTAGGTGTTTACACCCCAAGGTGGGCTTTACCGCAAGCGTTCATAACCGGGATTTCGGCGCCTTGGGATCCCGAGGTCAGCGAGAATACTCGCCTTTCTTTGGAGTTTCTGGAAGCCAGAATAGTGGCGCCACAAACGGGCGCCTACGTAAACGACTACTCGGCGCAAATGCCAGGCAATAATAACACGACGGGAGGCGGACAAAGTTCCGTTTCCAAAGCCAACCCTCCGAGTCTTTATCAGCCCGAATCTTTCGGAAGCGCTCCCAGCGCTTCCCCTCTAATCCCCCTTTGATTATGGCACTCCAAACCATACAACCCCAGCAAAACGGGTCCACGCGTTTCGAGGCTACTTACGTCTTGGAAGGTCGTCGTTATGGTTTTCGTTGGTACACAACAGGGGTTTTTTTGCCCTATTGGTATTTGGATGTTTTTCAAGCGGACCTTCCAACGGAAAACGTAGTCACCGGGATCAAAATGGCTGTAGGTGTAGACCTACTTTGTATGTACCATTATAAAGGGATCGAAAGAATCCCTCCCGGGATCTTGTACGTACAGGATCAAAGGCGCATTTCTTTCGACCCTGAAAACCAAACATTCTCCAACCAGCCCGGGTTCGACCCCGGAGTAGACGCCTTTTCAAATGGAACTTACGCTTTGCTGTATTTGGAAAGTCAGGACGTAGCGATCCCGGAGGAAACGTCCTGATGTTTCGGGTCCGTCAGTACCTCTTGGTCCACGTGGTTTCTCCAATTTTCTTAAAGGAGAGAACCACGTGGACCACCCAGTCACCTGAAACCAAGTGGACCGGAGGTCCCTCATGGTCCAGGTAACTTTCAAAAGGTTCCTTACAGCGGCGGCTCGCTTTCGAGTCGGGCTCCCTCCGGTGGAAATAGACGTAGAGAATCTTGACACCGCCGGCTTGCTGATCGAGTGGGACGTGCAGCTCTCCAATACCCCGAGTTCGGACGCGGCGGTTGTGAGGGTTTACAATTTAAATGCCCTTACCGAAATCCCTCTTTTGGAAGCCAAAGCTCTAGACCCTGTTTTCTTTGGAACCAAAGCCACCATTTCTTTCGGGTGGGAGAAACAGGTGTTTGAGTGTTTCACGGGAGGCGTGAGGAGAATCATCCCGAGAATCCAAACAGGTGTAGACGTAGTCAGTGAGGTGCATTTCGGAACCTCCCAACCCTACAGTATCCCCGTAGGAGCCGAGTTGGATCAGGCCAACTGGTTGTCGATTCTCGAAACACTCGCCAAAAGTATGTCGCTAAGACTTTCCGAACAGTTCAAGAAAGCTCTAACGACCAACCCGGTGGCTACTACCAACGCCACTTTGACCGCGGTTTTCAATAATGATCCCAAGAAAGATTTTAGCGTTTTAGTGGCTAGCCTGGGACCTGGCATTTCGTGGACCGTCTCCAACCAGGAAATCTTTCTTTTGAACCAAGGGATCTTTCAAGATGAAACCCCTCCGCAAATCCTCTCACCCTCTACAGGGCTTTTGTCGGTCAGTCCTCTAGACAATGGCGGTTGTCAAGCGCAAGCTCTAGGAAATCCTTCCGTAAAGCCGGGTCAGCAAATCCTGATCCAAGACGAAAAAGGCAAGCTAGTGGGTGGCGCTCCTCTAAGGGTGGAGTCGGTGTCTTTCCAAGGGGCCACCAACTCCGGTTGTGTAATGAACATTACAGCTAAAAAGTTGAACTTGCTATTATGACCACGAATCTAACAGGCGTTTTTGACATGCCCCAAGACCCTGGGGAAGCCGACCTTTTGAGGATGGTGCAAAGGGAGACCCAATTGGAGGTGAGAACCTCTACAATCGGAAAGGTCATTTCTTTCGACCCGTCCAACTGCACGGCCAAGGTCAGCGTGGAAATTCCCACTATCGTAAAAGACCCACTAAACCCGAGCAAGCAAATTACCAAACCGCCTATCATTTTGGCTAGAATGCCGGTGTATTTTCCGAGAACCCCGAACGGCGCTATCCTGACTTTCCCCATTTTGCCGGGTCAAACGGGAGAAATCCACGTTCAAGACCGAAACCCGGCCCAGTGGTTGGCATCAGGGGCTTACACGGATCCTTTACTTAGAGCCACTCACTGGCTTTCTTTTGGGATTTTCTATCCGGGTCTTTGTACCACACCAACAACCCAACAACACGGTCCGGTCGATTTGACCGCTACCGTGTTGGACGGGGACTCCCAAGTAAAGCTGGGCAAGAATGCCCAGCTAGGAGTCGCCAGGATGACTGACAAAACGTCCGCGGACACGGGGATGTTGGCATGGATAGCCCAAGTCCAAACCGCTCTAACGACCATTTCAGCGATCGTCCCTGTAGTCCTTCCAACCCCTCCCACGGATTTCGGGGTTATCTCACAAGCCTCCACGAAAGTGAAATCAGAATAAAATGGCTACCCTAAAATTCACCGAAGAAAGAGACCTGAACATCGTAAACGGAAAGGTCGTCGAAATTAAAGATGCCGAGGCGATCGGCCAAGGCATCAAAACCAGGTTATACACCCAGTTGGGAGAATGTGTTTACGCCACTAATGTAGGCGTACCCTGGTTCGACATTGTGTTTCAAAAAGGCGCTGACACCAATCTAGCCACTATCGAGAATATCATTTCGGTCATTGTGGAACAAGTCCCCGGTGTCATCGGTGTCAAGGATTTTATGTTCCCGAGTTATGATCCTTTAAATCGGGTTCTCTCCATCGCCATGAAAGTAGATACCATAAATGGGGAAATCGACTTTAGCGAAGGTTTCGTCATCGAACCTTTCGGGCTGTAAAAGCGCAATAAAGGAATAGAACCATGCCAGTCATCTTTGATTCAACCGGCCTGACAATCCAAACCCAAGAGGAAGTTCTAGAGGAACTTAAACAAAAACTTTGGACGGCGATGGGTGTAAACTTCGATTTGACACCTACGGAACCCGTAGGTCAAATTGCAAATGTTATCAGCGAATTGGTCGCCCTAGAACAACAAAGCGCTTTAGCTCTTTACAGTTCAAGGAACCCACAAGCCGCCGAAGGAGCCAATCTAGACGGTCTTTGTGCGCTGACAGGAACCGTCAGGCGGGGTGTTACCTTTTCCACGGTGGAAGGTCTAATCAGCTTTTCGGGACCCGGCGCGGTGAATGACGGCGACCTGATCAGCAACACCGTTACGGGTTCACAATGGGAAGCGATTAACGGTCCTTACACCGATACGGGAGGCCCTTATCCCGAGTTGGTACCTGCACAATATCAGGCCGTAGCAGCCGGTTCCCTCTTGGCGCCAGCCAATACCGTCTGGGCCCTAGTGACCGTTTCTCCTGGTGTTCAAGGGTTCACGAACCCTTTGGAGGATGCGACCGCCGGCCGGTTGGAGGAAAGCGACGAAGCTTTACGTAGACGTAGAAACATCGAAATTTACTCCAAGAATGCCGGACCCTTAAACAGCATTGCGGCGGTCGTTTCTCGGGTCTCTACCGAGAACGGTAGCGTGGACCGTATCAAGGTATATCATAACCCGGACGTTTTTCCTGTTTCCGAACCGCCCGCCTCTATCCCATTTAAAGGCTTTAACGTGGTCGTTAGAACTACACCGGATCCGCCTACTTTGGCTCTACAGTTGGATATTGCTGACGCTATCCTACGCGCCACCGGCGCGGGAGGACAACCGTTTGGCACTAGTTACGGCCCACTGTCTGCCAATGATATAGCAGGTAACTCCCAGCTAATCTACTTTGACGTATTTACGGATGTGGATGTTTGGATCCAAATCAAGGTATGGACGCCGGCATCGACTGGCACGAACAACTATCCGATCATCCCCCTGAACCCCCAAGATATGGCTGATTTGATTCGGTCTTTCGTTATTCAAAGGGCGAATGACCCCGAGGAAGGACTTACGGATATCGGGGCGGATGTGCAATATACTAGGCTAGTTTCGTTTGTGAACGAGCTGGTTGTAACCAGGCAATTAAGAGGAGTCGATAACTACGAAATACAGGTTAGCGACTCTAACCTGGGACCTTGGGAGGATGTCCTAATGGTCGACCTACGTAGTATCCCGGACTTCGACACGGGACGTGTCCGAGTCTACATCGATGGGGTGGAATACTAATGGCTTTTCCGATCCAAAGTGTTGTCAATCAAAGAATTCTTTCTTGGGTGAACCAGGAAGCGGGGTTCGACAACTATCGCAAAATAGTCGTCGCTTTGGCCGAGCCTTTAGGAGAGCTTTTGGACGTTATCGAACAAATCCAAAATTCCTTTTATTTGAATACGGCTGTAGGGGATCAGTTGGATAAGCTGGGCTCGATTGTCGGGCTGGCTCGATCGGGATTTACAGACTCCGCCTACCGGCGGAACTTGCGCATCCAGATCGAAATTATCGCGTCACGGCTTAGAGAACTTGGAGGTGTAGACGGCAACTGGACCGGGACCATTAATAGCCTTTTGAAAATCATTGAACTCTTTACGGGTGACCCCAACAATAATTATCAGCCTGTTTACCCGTACAGCTTTCAGGTACAAATAAACACCCCTTTAACGACTCTGGAAATCCAAGAACTGTTTCAGCTTATCCGTAGAGCCATTTACGCAGGCGTCTTGGGGCTCACTATCTTTCTTTTACCCGGTGACAACCTTTGGGCCTACGCCGAGGATATCGGAGGAGGGGATGGCAAGTGGGACCCCGGAGCCGTACCCGGAGAAGGGCTTTGGGCCTATGCCTTGCCCTATCTACAGGTTTGGCAAGTGGATGCTTTCGGAGTATTCATCGATCAAACCGCGGGTTTCATCGGACCCGGAGGGGTGGATTTCTTCCCGTTACCGGGTGTTTCTACCTTGGGGGATTATTGTGCTTACGGCTCACCACAACCTTTCTTTGGCATGGTTTTAAACAATCCCGCCGGAGCCCCCGGTTTGGACGGCGTTGTCTCCTGGGAATACTGGACCGGAGCCTCGTGGGCGCTTTTACCAGGGATTGTAGATGGGACCCTTTCTTACGGCGAAGTGCCTTCAAGCGGTCAGGCCGTGACCTGGGATTCTCCGACGGGTTGGAATACCCTTTCGTTGAATGGTGGGCCGGAGTTCTACTATGTAAGATCCGTAACAACGGTTCTTTACACGGCTTTTCCCGAATATGACGACGGTCTTTTCGACGGGACCCAGTACGGGATTTGGGATGCAGGCGCCATCGCCGGAGAAGCCGTGTGGAACACCGTATTCTCGACGGCGGCGGATGCCACTTTGGCGAACGACAATACTTAGCAATAAAGGAATAGAACCATGGCAAAACCCAGCGCAACGCTCACTTGGGCAAATGACTCGACTTACGTATCGGGACCCTTTATCGGGGCTTTTACCAAGCTAAATAACCCTTTCGGCGCGACATCGGGCGAAATCCCTGGCAGTGGAGTTGTAAGCCAGTTCTACAACGCCAACATGAACCTGTTGGGCCTTTGGTCCCAATGGGCTGATGCGGGTACTTTCCTCCCTGATGTTTCGGCCCATATTGTGGAAACCTCTACGTTGGGAAATGCCGGTATCGCCAGCGTGACCTTGGGAGGAACCGCGTCTGTACAAAACCCCCTTACCATAACAGACAATGCCACGACTTCCGCACTGATCGCTGGTACAAACTCCGGCACTGGGTTCGGTGTTTTGTGTACGGTGGCCGGGGACTTGGCGGCTTTTCGAGGAACTTCAAGTTCGGCGACTGGCCCGGTGTTCGAGGCTCAAAACCTTTCTTCCACGGGTGTAGGTTTTCGTGCTCAAACTTCTTTGGGTACGGCTTTCAAAGGGATTGTGACTTCCGGTACCGGGTTGGAAATCGACTTCACGTCTGGAGAGGGCGCGAACATAGCCGGAACGACAGGTCTGGGGTTGCGTGTCAACACCACCACCGGCAACGCGGCGCAGTTCACCACCACCGGAGGATATGCCGTGGTCGTGGAAGGAGACGTGGCGACCCCACAAAAGGCTGGCTTACGGCTGGTCCCCCAACAAGGAGACCCATCTATTCAACAGCCCGGGGATGTCTGGTACAACGGCAATATCGATACTCTAGAGTATCGAGAAGGTCTGGTGGCGAAATCTACGTGGAGCACTCAGAGCGGTTTTACAGAGGGTTTCAATTTTTCCGACTCTTACGAAACCCTGTTTATAAATACCGAAGTAGACCTCCTAACATGTTCTCTCTTGGCTCCTAACGAACCTCGTAAAGTGGGTTACGTAGAAATCGCTTGGACGGTCCATCTCAGGCACGGCACGTTAGGCGGTTTCGTGCTCTCGGTTCCGATTGTCCGCATTTATGATGATAATGCAGGAGTTAAAATTTGTGAAAAAACCCTTTACTGGCGATGGAACGCGCCTCCAGAGGCTCCAGATATGGGATCATTCTCATGGAAACAAAGGTTTTTGCTTCCTGGAACCGGGGAGAGGACTTACCGCATGACGATAGAGGATACAAACGCCGATCGTCTGCGAGTCGCTTACCGGGACATTTCGATCAAAGGGGTTTTTGATACGGCGACAACACCGTAAAAATATTTTCAATGTCTATTCCAAAACCACCAAAGAAAGAAAAGAAAAGACGGAACCCGACCGACGTGAGACTCACGCTGACGCGTGAGATCATCGATCAAGCTTGTGAGCTGGCCAGGAAAGGGAATTTTCGTCAAACCATTTACAAACGTCTGGGCATTTCTAGAGGCACCTGGGACGCGTGGTTAACCCGTGGTCGAGCGGATATCCGGGACCGGGAAGCCGGTAAAATCAAAGAACTAGGGCTAAAAGCCTGTTTAGTTTTGGAACTCGATAAAGCCGAATCCGAAGTGTGCACACAAATCCACGAGGATATCATGACTTCCGACGACCCCGCCTTGAAGTTCAAGTTTCTTAGGGTCCGATATCCAAAGATGTATTCGGGTATTTCCACGACCTTTGTGGATGACGAATCCGGGTCCGAGGAAAAGACACCGGGTGTCGATTTGCTCGCTCAAAAACTAGCCAGTTTCTTGGGTGACTAGTCCGGTCCAC